ATAGCTGAAAGATTGTCTCCACTCGTAACATACAGGTTTGGCTCTGCAATATTGTTGGCTTTAACATTTAGTCTTGCTTTTTCAATATTTACGTCAGATATATCAATACCGTCTACGCGCGCAAATCTGTCTGAAAACTTAACCAAGTTCCTTCCAGGTCCACATCCGTACTCAAGGGCGATAAGACCATTTGTATCAAAGTCCTTAAACAGAAAATTGTCATAGTCTGACCAATTGTTATGAGCGTCATATGAGCCAACAACTGGGTCTCTGGAATCTAGTGACCACTTCGATGCATATTCGTCATAATAAGAATTCTGCATATCTAGATAATCTTTTTTATTTTTACTCATTTATTGTTCTCCAAGTAGTAATTTAAATCTTCCGGTGTTCCAATGCCCCACATTTTTGGGACTTCTTTAATTCGAATCTTTTTTCCATCCTGAATGGCTTCATTGAATACCGGACATACATAGAACTCATTGTTTGTTCTTATGTCTTTTTCAATCATTTGATTTGCATATTTGACATAATCAGAGCCATGCTTCCAGTAGTAGATTCCTACAGTTGCATTATCTGAAATTGGATTTTTTTCTGCAACTTCGTTTACTAAACCGTCTTCCCCGAGCTTTGCGTACGACCACTTTGGGTGAGTTGCTTTGAATGTAAGAATTCCACCATCGACCCCCTCGGCACCAAATGCGTATAAGCACTCATTGCTATTCCAGTCGACTATTTGGTCAGAGTTGGCCATAAGTAATGGTTCATCGTTATCAATCAGTCCAGATGCGAGCAGGGTTGTGCATGCAGCTCCCTCTGTCATTCCATCAACCAGGACAATGTCACACCCTGGTTTGATGAGTCCTAGAACCTGCTTTAAGTTGTATTTCTCGTAGTGTTCTTTTTGTACAAGAAAAATAAAGTGTGCATCTATGTTTAAGTTCTCGACAACCACCTGAATCATTGGTTTACCGTTGACTTCGATTAGTGGTTTTGGGAATGTGTACCCAGCCTGTGCGAAGCGTGAGCCGGCACCAGCCATTGGTATTAAAACATTCATTTTTTCATTCCTCCATGCAACAGGCTTCTTGCCCCTGTTTTCTATTTCCCCAACGAAACGCATTAATCGTTCTTTATTGAGGTCAGCGGCATTCTTTATTGCATGAAGGTTCGCGCCAGAACTAAGCGCTCCTTCTCTGCCTATATGTGAATCCTCAATAATTATAGTATTCGCAGGGCTTGCATCAAGGGAGACCATGCATTGCCAGTACATCTCTGGGTGGGGTTTGTGATTTCTTACATCTTCATTACTCATTATGTAACTTACGTATTTGAGAACACCGATTGCATCTAGGGCAGTTATCACCGTGTCTCTTATGGCGTTAGAAGCAACAGCAATTCTCCAGCCCTTCTCTTTTAGGGTCTGCATTATGTCAATCGCTACATAGTTCTTTGGAAAGTCTGAAAGTATTTTCAGTGTTGCTTTTTGTTTATCTTCCCAGATTTGTTGATGCTTTGATTCTGGAAGGCCTTTTTCTTCGGTGAGCATCTTCAACTTTGTGGTTGTTCCAAGACCGTCATATTTAGATAGATGCTCTTCTTGTGAAATTATGTACTTAACATCAACCCTGCTCAGGGCGATGTTTAGTGAATCATAATGAACGTCTCGCGACTCAATAAGAACACCATCTAGGTCAAAAATTACAAGAAAGTTATTTTTCATTTGGATTAGGTCCTGCGTGCCTGTGCCACTTGTTGTGTCTAACAATGCTTTTCCCATTGCACTTCATGACATACTTATTTCGAACGCGCATTGACCACTCAACATCTTCTTCTTCATTCCATCCACGCGATTCATCAAGAGGTTCTTCGAGCATGACGTGCTTCTTGATAATGAAGAAACCACCAGATATGTACATGTACTGGGTTTGTGTCCAGTCGTTATAGTCGAGCGACCATGCGCGCCCATGTCCTGGCTTATCCCAAAGTGACCAATCCATTGGGTTTCTATCGCCATTTATCAGATACTGAGGGCATGAACAGATTTCCCAGTCGGTACCGAACTTTTTAAACTCTTCGTACCAGCTTCCGTCAAATACGTGATAGTCATGCATGAGAACGATATTGTCGTATTTTGCGTTTTGTATTAGAACATTTTTCTTCTTAGTAATCCATCTAGGCTTTATTGATTCATCAAAATCAATTTTAACAATGTCTTGCCCATCTATCCCAGATGAGTCGCCACCGCCAACAATGAGTATTTCAAAGTTCGGAACTTGCAAACTGCGAATGTTATTTACTATTTCACTAAGTCTTTGCTTATCCTCATAGACAGTGATTATCCCGAACGTAAAATCGATGTCACCCATCAGTGGCCTATATTTTCTCCAGGATTACACGCATTGTTGCATCCCAGTCATCGCCTCTGGCATTCATATCAAATTTTTCTAATAATCTTCTATTTTCATGCATTTCATCAATTCTCATTTCATGGTTCATCAATTCATCAAGATGATAAATCCACTCTTCGTCAGTTTTGGCTAATCTTCCTATTCCCTGGGAGGCAAGTAGTTCGTATTCGGGAGAATAAGAAGTGACGAATGGTACGCCGGCAGCCGCGTACTCAAGGCCCTTTATATAAGATTTAGCATGATTGAATTGAATATTGTTCAAAGGAACTATTCCTATGTCGATTGGTACGAGCAATCCTGGATACGAACCTATTGGTGCCATTGGGATTGACTTGAATCGAGATTTTTCTATACCAAGTAGTTCGTGGGCAGAAGGTGCGGTTGGTGAGTGACCAGAGTGATGAAAGTATGTCCCCCTGGACTTTACGTAATCCCCCATGAACCCAGAGAGTTGCTCTAAATCGTTTGAGCGCCAGTGGGTTGCACCAACCCAACCTATATTTGGTTTTTTCTGGTAACGAATATTCTTTGTTTTATACCTATCGGAATCAATTCCGTTTCTAACCATGAACACGTTGGTTCTTTTCTTTGCGTAGTAATCAAAGAGGAACGGGGTAGAAGTTATAACAGCGTCAGCTTGCATAATAATCTGAGCGTATATTTCTCTATTATTATCTGGATTGTCTGTTGGGTCTGTAGCTTTGAATGCTCTATTGGTTTCAGACAATCCGTCGAACCAGTCATCCACATCAACTACAAGCTTTTGCCCCATTGCTTGAGCAAGTGACATTTTCTCAAGAACCTCACGTTGCATGAGTAGTTTAAAAACAATAATGTCCCAGCCATGAACCGAATTTGAGTCAGCCAGAACCATGCCAAAACCTTTGTCAGAGCTAAATCCAGGGAAGCCAACAGCCGTGAACCAGCCGCGCTTATTCAGCTCATGTGACGGAAGGGTGCATCTGTAGTAGCAACACCCGTTCGGCTGAAGTGGGTCTGTTCCCCAGGCCCAGTCGTGAGTCATGAAACCAATAGTTGGCTTCTGAGGTTTCTTCATAAGCTTGAAATGTTATATCACTAAACACCGACGCACATTCAAGTGATTTAGTAAAAATGATTATGATAATATGTAACTATCCACTCAAAACAAAATGGAGCGAACATGAGCACAAAGTTTATTAAGGACATTGCAGAAAGAGCCGTAAAGACATTCGTTCAGGCTTACCTCGCAGCATGGGTTGTTGCTGGTTCTGATTTCGATGCACTCACCGACGTAGCAAACGTGAAAATTGGAGTTGTTGCCGTAGCTGCATCAATCGCCATGAGCATGGGCTTGAAGAATGTTGGTCCAAATAAGGATTCTGCTTCAGCTATTTGAAATACTGCCTTTCTTGGCGGCGTTCCTAATCTACAATTTCTATGTCGTTAGTTAGGAGCGCGCGCCATGAGGGCTGGTAAGTACGATATGACATGCGAGCAAGGGACCACGTTTATACGAACCCTTGCCGTACTTCAACCAGACCTTGAAAATGACCCAACTGGCGAGACTTTCGAGATTATGGACCTCACTGGTTACACCGCAAGAATGCAGGTTAGAAGAACAGTTGAGAGCACTAGCAAAATGCTTGACCTAACCACATCTAATGGCTCTTTGGATGTGGCATTTCAGGACCAGGTAAACGTTGTTCGAATTTTTCTACCATCAGAAGTGACGGCAAGTGTTACTACAAGCGGTGTTTATGACCTCGAGCTCATTAATCAGGGCGGAGAGGTATCCAGACTTGTGGAAGGAAATTTCATAGTTGTTCCTGAGGTGACTAGATGAGCGATGTTCCAAACCGCGTAATAATTGACCAAGACATTCCGAACAGGGTGTTAATCCAGACCGGAACCGCTGGCGCAAATACAAGAAGACACATCCACACTCAGGGCGCAGTTTCAAGTGAATGGACAGTAACTCACTCACTTGGAGGCAAGCCACAGGTGACCGTTGTTGATAGTTCGGATACCTGTGTCTTTGGTGAGGTAATATATATAAGCAATTCACAGCTGAAGGTGTTGTTCTCGGCACCTTTTTCCGGATTTGCCTACTTGACATAAGGCAGGACTAATGGCTCAAAAGTTTCTAACAAATATAGACCTGGTAAATAACCAGATTCTTAATGCCCGGTTTGAGTCTGTTTCGTCGGACCCAGGCTCGAATCTGTTCGAGGGTCGCCTCATTTACAACACCACGACGGACACGATTAAGATTTATGCAAATGGCGCATGGCGCTCGATGCCACACACCATCACCTCTGGTGGTGATAATACTGCAGCAATCACAATTGGTGAGCTAAACGGAACATACACACTTACCCTCAATCTTGCGACCGCTTCTTCTGTCGGTTTGCTGACTGCCGCTCATTTTACAGACCTAAATACATCAACCAGCTCTGCAACTGGCTCAACTCTTGTAAAAAGAGACGCAAACGGCAACATTTCGGTTGCTACCCCAACAGAATCGTCACATGCTGCCACCAAGGGCTATGTTGACGCTGCTCGTTCAGGCCTAGATGTCAAGGACTCGGTCAGAGTTGCAACTACGGCCGCAATCAATATCTCTGCGGACCTTCAAAATGGCGACGTAATAGATGGTGTAACCCTTGCAACAGGAGACAGAGTACTCGTCAAAAACCAGAACTCTGGTGCAGAAAACGGTATTTATGTGGTTGTGGCCACTGGAGCTGCTTCACGCTCAACAGATGCTGATACCTCCGCTGAGGTCACAAGTGGAATGTTCACCTTCGTTGCGGAAGGCACCGTAAACGCTGACAGTGGTTGGGTTCTCTCAACAAATGACACAATTACCCTTGGAACAACTGCACTAACTTTTGCACAGTTCTCGGGAGCAGGTCAAGTTACAGCAGGTGCTGGTTTAACGAAGTCTGGAAACACGATTGATGCAGTTGGAACTGCAGACAGAATAACCGTAAACGCAGACAGCATTGATATTGCTTCAACTTATGTTGGTCAATCAACCATCACGACTCTTGGAACAGTAACTACCGGTACATGGAATGCAACCACTATTGCAATAGCCAACGGTGGAACCAATGCAACCACCGAGGCCAATGCTAGAACGAACCTTGCCGCAGGTGGAACTCAGGGTTCTGGTGTTTCCGTTCCTGTTCTGTCAAGAAAAGTCGCGCTAACAATTGGTGATGCCTCTGCTGCAACATTTACAGTCACTCACGCCTTCAATACTAGAGATGTACAAGTTGAAATATATGAAACAGCCAGCCCGTACGCATCTGTTATTTGCGATGTTGAAAGAACAACAGTGGATGCTGTGACTATCAGCTTTGCTACCGCCCCAGGTTCTGGAGCATATAGGGTTGTTGTAACAGGTTAACCATAGTACCTCGAGGGGTGCGAACGATTTAGAAAACAGTTGAGGCTGTATTCATGACGAAATTCATAGGCACCCCGTTACGCGGGATAGAGTTTGCTAACCCAGGTGATGAAGCAATTTCGTCGCGCGTTAGTGGAGACACTCAGCCAAGACTTCGTATTGATGCAGGCGGACGAATAACTTGGTCCGATGGAACAAACTCCGGGGATACGGTACTTTTTAGGTCTGATGCAAACGCATTAACAACATACGATTCACTTACCGCAAGCGCTGGTTTAATAACACTTACTACCAACGGAATACCTAGCCAGTCGTTGCCTAACGGCGCAATAGCAATCGACACGACCAATCATGTATTTTATTTCCGTTCCAATAATGAGTGGCTAGAAGTAAGTGGCGGCGCGACTGTAACTGTATCCGACACTGCACCAGTAGGCCCAGAAATAGGTGACCTTTGGTATAGCTCGTTGGAGCTTGAATTATTTATTTATTATTCGAATGCCTGGATTCAGCTAACCGACGCACAGGGCGGAGTTCAGGAACTATATGAACTTTCAGATGTTTTAATTGATGACCCTCTTTATGGTCAAACTCTTGTTTATAACGGAACAGAGTGGGAAAACGATTTTATTCTAACGGCTCAATCACTACAAACAGCTCGCGCAATATCTCTTGCTGGTGACGTATCTGGTTCAGTTGCGTTTGATGGTTCTCAGAATGTTTCTATATTAGCAACAATTCAGCCAAACTCGGTGGCGCTTGGAACAGATACGACTGGAAGCTATATAAACGACCTGACTGCTGGGACTGGTGTCACCATAACCCATACGCCTGGCGAGGGCTCAAGCCCAACCGTGGCAATTGGTCAGGCCGTAGGAACTTCATCTTCTGTTCAGTTCGCAGCAGTCACCGCGCCATTAATCGGCAATTCCTCTACTGCTACAACACTTGAGAATGCACGAACAATCTCTTTGGGTGGAGATGTTACTGGTTCTGTCTCGTTTAATGGTTCGTCTGATGTAAGTATTTCTGCAACAATTCAACCAAATTCCGTTGCACTAGGAGCAGACACTACAGGCAACTACATGTCTGGTGTGTCTGTCCAAAATGGACTCACTGTTTCGCACACCCCCGGAGAAGGCTCAAGCGCAACAATCGGTGTAGATAATGCTCTACTAAGTAATTTCTTGCTTGACGGAGCGAGCGGTAACTCGTATGGACTTATTGGCACATCTGCATATCTTGATGTAAAAAACACAAATGGTTACAACAAGGAAATTGAATTAGACATTGTCGCACTTGAAACAAAACTAACTACTGACGGTTATTTAAAAGACTCAAGCACTAGTGCTTCTGTTTCTTTTGCACAACTTGGCACAACTGGTAATTTGACCGTAGGTGGAAATCTAACGGTAAACGGAACTACGACGACATTAAACACAGAGACACTTGCCGTTGAGGACAACATTGTTGTTCTGAACAGTAACGTAACTGGCTCTCCATCTACGAATGCAGGAATAGAAGTCGAGCGCGGCGACTCTACAAATGTCTCGCTTCGCTGGAATGAATCGACAGACAAATGGGAAACAACTACTGACGGTTCGGCGTATTCGGTAATTGCCACAAACGGGAACATAGCCCTAGGAACAGACACAACTGGAGATTATGTTTCTTCACTTGTAGCTGGAACAAACATTTCAATCAGTGGTAATTCTGGTGAAGGCGCAACCCCTACTATCTCCGTTTCTGCAAGCGTTTCTGGGGTTGACTCAATATCTTCTCCAGATTTTATTCAGTTTGACACAACCGCGAATACAACGCCTGTTACTGGATTGCTTGGCTGGGATTCAGCCCAAGGAACACTCAATCTTGGGTTGAGCGCAACTAAGCACATCCACATTGGTGAAGAGTCATTGTTTCGTGTTCGCAATGCAACTGGCACGACAATCGGTAAAGGTACTGCCCTATACGCATCTGGCGTAGAGCCAAGCGGACGCATTCAGGTGACCCCTTATGTCGCCGACGGAACAGTACGCGAAGTGCGCTTTATGGGTCTTGCTGCTGAATCAATTGCAGACGGGGTCAATGGATTTGTTCAACATTTTGGACATGTGAGAGACCTTGATACAAGAGGAACTTCATCAACCGCAATTAGCGTTGGTGATGAAACATGGGCTGCAGGAGACATTCTTTATGTTCACCCAACAGTTCCTGGGAAACTAACTAACGTCGCACCAAGACATGCCGTTGTTGTCGCTTTGCTCATTGTTAGACATCAAACAACTGGTTGGTTGTTTGTAAGGTCTTCTAGTGGTGGGCATATTGAAGATATTCATGATGTTGTTTTGACATCTCCAACAGACGGTCAGTTCTTGCGCTACAACAGTGCCTCAACAGTATGGGTTAATGACGCAATTAATCTTGGAACAGACACAGCTGGAGATTATGTACAAAATCTTACCGCTGGAACTGGTGTTACGCTTAGCAATAACTCTGGAGAAGGTGCAACTCCAACTGTTGAAATCGGCCAAGATGTTTCAACAAGTGCATCTGTAACTTTTGCAAACGTAACCGCAACTGGGAATGTTGCAATTTCTGGAAGAATAGATAAAACAACAATTAGAGAGTCGGTTGCAGATGCTTCTGTCTCGGCTGGAGTTGTTACAGCAAATTATGCAACTGGTGATATTTTGTATCTTGGAACAGCGCCAAGCAGCAACTTCACCGTTAACCTAACCAATGCTCCAACCGATAATGGAAAAGCAATTACGGTTGTTCTGTTCGTAACCCAAGGTGCAACTGGCTACTATCCATCTGTTGTTCAGGTTGCCGGAATAGAACAAGAAATTAAATGGGCGAACTTTACGAGTCCAACACCAAGTTCTGGTAATTCTGGGGCAATAGATATATTTTCTTTTACTTTCGTGCGTCGAAGTTCTGCATGGGAAGTATTTGGTAGCTCAAACCTTGGCTATATGGGACCTCAAGCCTAGGTAGTTGCAATGCCATTCATATCTTCTGTCTCGGCGAGGCAAGCTGGTCTTCTTTTTGCTAATGCAGCAAAATTAACAGCACCACTATTTAGCTCACCTACATCAACTGCTGGTGGATTTACATTTTCGATTACTAATTACGATTCTTCTCTCACCTATTCATTCGGTGTTTCAGAAGGCGGAAGCGCAACTCGGTCTGGTGGTCTGGTGACTGTTACAGGACTGGCAAATGCTGTAAATGCAATTTGTTATGTCACTGTAAATAAGAGTGGATGGTTGAGCAACTCTTCCTCCAGAACAGGGACATCATTCTCAAAACTTGCGACACCTACGTTTACTAGCGCTACAGCAACGAATACTGGATGGTTTTTTACGATTGGCAATTACGATGCAGCAAATACATATACGCTAGGGACTACTTCTGGAAGCGTTGGGCGGTCTGGGGCAACAGTTACGCAAAGCGGTGTTGGGTACTCAGCAACCACTACTATCTCCATTACAGCAAGCAGGAGTGGATATGTCTCCTCTAATACCGCGACTCAAGCAGGAACGTCAAACGCTGCTCCACCATACTTTCCTCCGCCACCTCCGCCATGCAACCCCAATTGCAGCTTTGTTGGATACACCTGTGTTGGTACGTTTAGTTACGAATACTACCAGGCAGGATGCTCTGCGATGCCATGTGAAGGTGGTTACAATGGTGCATATAGAAGCGGCGTCTGTGGATGCTGTTAACACATAGAGAAAGAAAACCATGGAACAAACAAAGTTTGTAGCAACAGCATCATTCGCAGTTATTGTTGACGGAGAAGTGGTTCTCCCATTAATGATGGACGAATCACCGCAGGGTTTAATGCTTACTGCGGCATTGCGCAGTAACCCAATCATCGTTGAAATACCACCATCTCACCCAGACCTGCAGACAATTAATCTTGGTTGGAGATATGACGGTACGTCGTTTTATAAAATAGAAGATTGACCAAGATATTTACTAATTTATAGTAAGTTCGCGCTATGACGATTAAGACTTGGAACTACGACGATGAGCTAATTGAGCTCATTTCAGAGAAATATCACATTAGTGGCAAATCTGGTGCACAAGCAATGATTGATGCTTGGACTGATATTCGAGATGGAAAACTCATAGATGTCTGTATCGAGTTGAATATTCCAGAACCACTTGGATATATACATGGATTGAATACATTTTCCAAAAAGCTGATGGAAAACGGGAGACTTGAAACTGTTGTTGATTAGAATGTGAGATAATTGCCCGTATGGCAATCACTTTCCCCTCATCTCCGTCAATGGATTCCGAGTTTTTGGTTGCTGGAAAAGCTTGGTCCTGGAACGGGTCGTTCTGGAAAAGAATTAAATATGCGATAATTGACGGTGGTTTCTCATCAATAGAAATCGAAGATGAACTGTCAATCGCCGACGGAGGAAGTGCTTAATGGCTTACAAGAAAATTCTATTCCGTCGCGACTTAGCTGCAACGTGGACATCTGTTAACCCAATTCTCTCGGCCGGTGAAATAGGCCTTGAGTCAGATACTGGGAAAATAAAGCTTGGCGACGGTACAACAAACTGGGTAACGCTTACATACTTCTACGGCTCATTACAAGGAGCTACCTACGTTCAGTCACTAGTTGCTGGTACCGGCTTGACAATAAGCGGAAACTCTGGCTCTGGCTCCACGCCAACAATCTCGCTTCCTCAATCCGTGGCAACTTCGGCTTCTCCAACATTTGCCCAGATTACTGTCAGCAACCTGCCATCAACCGATAACCAGGTAGCAACCAAGGCATACGTAGACGGTATTGCAGCATCAATCAACTGGCACGATTTTGCTCAACTTGCAACGGCTGCCGTACTCCCGAATACGCCAACATACAGCAATGGAACAGCTGGTGTTGGAGCAACTCTAACGGCGAGTGGCAATGCAAGACTTGTAGTGGATGGAACCAATGCTTCCGTTGGTAACAGAGTCATTGTAAAAAACCAGGCTTCAGCATTGCAAAACGGCATATATGACGTGACTGCGCAGGGAAGCGTTTCTGCTCCGTGGGTTCTAACTAGAGCGGACGATTTCAATGGTGGCTCTTTTTATGGAACAGTAAATGCCGGCGAAGCCGTATATGTTGGTCAGGGCTCAACCAATGTTGGCCAAGGTTTCCTTGTTTATACAACTGGCTCCGGAACCGATGGCGCGCACGTAATAGGAACTGATTCTATTTCTTTCACTCAATTTTCTGGAACCGCTGCAATTACGGCTGGAACGGGTATTTTTAAAAATGGTAATCAAATTTCGATTGGCCAAGATGTATCACAGTCTTCAAGCGTAGCTTTTGCTGGTGTCAGCGCTCCATATTTTAGCGGTGTTGCTGAAGAGGCAAATCGTCTTAATAATGCAGTAATGATTGGTGGCCAAAGTTTCGACGGCTCGCAATCGATAAGTCTTGGAACATCAGACATAACAGCACTGCAGGCAACAGCTACAGACTTAAATAAACTTTTTGAACTAGGAACAACAAAGGTTCAGCTTGAATATCTGAATAGCGCGAGCGCCAACATACAGTTGCAGCTAAACGACAAATCGCCCCTATTAAACCCGATTTTCTATGAAAACGTAACTGCCAATAACAACATTTACGCATCAGAATTTCATGGAAACGTAATAGGAAACGTAAGCGACATTGGTAATCATGGACTAGATGAATTACTTGATGTAAGCGTTGCGTCTCCGTCTGATGGGTTCGTCCTTACGTGGAACTCTTCTGCATCTGCCTGGATAGCCGAAGAAACAAGCATAAGTTCGTTTTCACTTGCCGACCTCAGCGATGTTTCGGCATCTCCAACATCTGGACAATATCTTAAGTTCAGTGGCGGTGCGTGGGCAGGAGACTTTGTTGAACTTGGGTCCGAAACATCCGGAAACTTCGTCGCATCGGTAATTGCTGGAACCGGTGTGTCGCTGACAAACGGTGTTGCTCAAGAAGCTGGAACACCGACAATAAATATCGGTCAAGCTATCGGTTCTGGTGACTCTCCTCAGTTTGCAGGATTGACAATAGGTAATACCAACCTCACCGTAAACGGGAACCTTACATATAATGCAGGAACAAATCTTGCCACTGTAAACACTCTTTCCGAGCATGGCCTCTATGTCGGTGCAAGAATTACAGTTTCCGGAGCAACGCAAGAGGGGTATAACGGTGACTTCACTGTTGCTCAAATAACATCTGCATACCAGTTCAAATACACGCCCGTAGTAACACCTTCTTCTTCAATATCGTCGGGAAGCCCAGAAGTTAAGTACGGAGGCGGAATTACTTTTGAAGGCTCAAGCCCTGATGAATTTGAAACAGTAATCACGTTTGCAAATCCAACAGCAGATAGGGTTATTTCATTCCCAGACGCAACTACCACCCTAATTGGAACGAACACCACAGACACGTTAACAAATAAGACCTTAACAAGCCCAATAATTACTGGCGTATCTCCAATACTGACATTGTCTGGTGATGTTTCTGGCTCAGTTACCTTCACCGACCTTGGCAATGTGACGATGTCAACAGCCATCGAGCCAAACTCTGTCGTAATGGGAACTGATACAACTGGAAACTATGTAGCCAATCTTGTTGCTGGTACAGGCGTAACAATTACAGACAACGCTGGAGAATCTGCCACTCCAACAATCGCTATCGGACAAGCTGTCGGTACCAGTGCGTGCGTTCAATTTGACACACTTGTCGTGCAAAATCTTTTTGCAACGAACACAGAAGTAACAAATCAGGCGTCCCTCAATGTTGCTAGTGGTGAAATTGTTCTTAACGCCGGAACGGTCGGAGCCCCTACGCTTGACGGGGCAATCAAAATTGACAGAGGTTCAAGCGCAAGCGTTGAAATCAGATGGAACGAGACACTGGATAGATGGGAGTCCACTAGGGACGGAAGCGTCTACAAGATAATCGACCAGGGCGCAAAAATGACGCTCGGCACTACCCCTCCAGAATCTCCAGACTTAGGAGACTTCTGGTTTGAAACGGACTCAGCCATCACTTTTGTGTACTATGATGGTTACTGGATTGAAATCGGCGCGTCTGGCATTGGCGCTGTTATTGGCTCTAGCTCTCCAGAAAACCCGTCCAATGGACAATTTTGGTTCAAAAATACAACTAGCGAAGTTTACGTTTACTACGACGGAACCTGGGTGCTGGTATCTCGCGACACTAGCACTGATGACGTCAACGTAGCGTCTATCATGGGAGCGTTCTAAATGACTGGAGTAAGTAATGGCTAATACAGCTAAAGTTCTTTTCAGGGGTGCGGCAACGGTTTATACAAACCCTGCAACAACGCTGTATACCGTGCCGTCTTTGACGTCAACTGTAGTTACTAACATTTTTGTTACAAATACGGCTGTTGCTGGCGGAACATACTCCCTTTCCCTCGACGGAATACCGCTTGTTTCAACACTGGAAATCGCAGGCAATTCTGTTATTTCACTCGACCTTAAGCAGGTTATTGCGGCTGGCGACACAATTACGGGAAATGCAAACTCAACAGATATTAAGTTCCACATCAGCGGGATGGAGATAGCGTAATGGGTCTTAACCAAATACCAGCTGGCTTAACGCCGATTACACCAGAAGAAGTTCTTTTTGACCCCGTTCAAAAGCTCCGCGTATCGCAACCACAATCGCTGATTGACACCGACTTTGAATACGGTACACAGATTTCAAAGTGGGAAAACCTGACAACCGTTGGTGCAAGACCGTTTATTTACGACTCCGCAACACCAGTAACGACAATTACCGCAATTACGATGAACACTTCATCAAGAACTGTCACTGTTTCATTGACGGATACAACTGGGCTTGCTGTTGGAACACCAATAACCGTAAGAGATACGCAACTGTCAATTGCAAACGGCGCTTACCTGATTGAAGCTGTTACAACAAACACTTCGTTTACATATACGGGTAAAGCAGTCAATACAGGAGCGTTGACATCAATTTTCGATGCAAATAAAACAGCAATTTTTACGGGTGTGATTTTTACAAACGCCAAAATTGGTGGCGCTCCAACAATGTCATACTCGGGCAACGCTGTAACAATTACCACGACCATTCCACATGGTCTCTCCATCGGTAACGAAGTTGCAATAACAGGAGTGACTACTTCTGGGTCAAATCCTCCAAACGGAGCAAACTTTGTTTCAAGAATAATCAGCTCAACGCAGTTTGTTGTCCATGTTCCAGCTACCCCAACAGGGACACTGACGGCATCTTCGGCATCGGTCTATATGGCGCCATCTGGAAACTTCTTGCACAGACCTTTTGATGGTGGTGTTATTTTCTCTAATAACGGAACATCAAACTACGAAATGGCAGCACGTCAGACAAGACGTTATTTCCGCTATCAGTCCGGTAAGGGAATCCAGATGTCATCTGGAACTCTTCTTAAGCCAGACCTTCAGCTTGACCAGTTAACCTATAACACTTCAACAAACCTGGTTACAGTTCAAACCAAGGAAAAGCACAACCTTTATCCAGGTTCAACAATAAACATATTTGGTGCCAATGAAGCAATCTTCAATGGCACAACAACCGTTTATACGATTACTGGATACAACACATTTACCTATCAGCCAGCTACTTCGTCTGGTTCAAACATTCTTGCTTCTGGACCGTATTACATCACGGTTTCTGGTTGGTATGGAAACGTAAACAGAATTGGCTTGTTTGACGACCAAAACGGCGTGTTCTTTGAATTTGACGGCCAAACGCTGTATGCGGTTAAACGTTCTTCAACATTCCAGATTTCTGGCAAGTCTTCATTTACCAATGGTTCATGCACGGTTACACAAACAAGCTCTGCATTCCCTACGCGTTATGCAGGACAGCTTGAAATAGGTAACTACATTGTTGCTCGAGGAATGTCGTACAGAATTACAGACATTGCAAGCAATACAGAAATGACAATCAGCCCTGCATGGCGTGGTGCTTCTTCAACAATGGTTTCGGTATCTAAGACTGTTGATACAAAGTATCCGCAAGCAGAATGGAATCTTGACAAGTTTGACGGAACTGGTTCTTCTGGTTACAACGTTGACCTTTCAAGAATGCAGATGTTCTACATTGACTACTCTTGGTATGGTGCTGGATTTATTCGTTGGGGTATGCGTGCAAAAGACGGAAAAGTAACATACGCACACAAGGTAATCAATAACAATACAAACGCAGAAGCGTACATGCGTTCTGGAAACCTTCCAGCCCGCTACGAGTGCTTCAGTATCCCTCCAAGAACTCAGCTGACTGGAACATTGTCCGATTCGGAAACAACAACAATGACTGTTGGAAGTACAACCGGTTTCCCAAGCATCGGAACACTTTGTGTATTCAACACTGCTACAGGTTTTGAGTACATTAACTACACCGGGAAAACTGCTACAACATTCACTGGGCTTACACGTCAGAAGACTGGAAATGCTTCACTGGCTATAACAATTGCTGCTGGAGCAAACGATGGAACAGTTGCATCAAACTCTGGTCTTCAAGTCGGCCAGAGAGTAACTGGAACGGATGTTCCAGACGGAACCTTCATTCAGCAAATTGATGGAAACAACATCAAGTTGAGTGCTGCTGTAACTGGCGCAAACCCAACAGTGAGTGCAATTCCAATGGGTACAAATGCGGCCCTCGCATTTACATACTCAGCGTCCAATCCTGTTGGTGTTGAGCTTGCATTCCCAACCTATGCTCCGTCAATATCTCACTGGGGTACCTCGGCAATCATGGACGGACGATTCGACGACGACAAGTCACTCGTGTTCACTTACGGTCAGACAACCGGTATTGCCATTCCCGCAGCAGCAACACGAACCTTGATTGCTATTAGAGTCTCGCCATCGGCAGACAACGGAACCTCGGCTTTCTTCGGCGAACGAGAGCTTGTTAACAGAATGCAGTTGGTGCTCAGAAACCTTGACGTAACGACAACTTCGGCAACATCAAACATTCTTGTTCAAGCCATCCTCAATGGAGTTCCATCAAACTCTCGCACTTGGGCAAAGCCTACAACGGTCACTTCAAGCTTGGCTCAAATTGCAGACTACCAAGGAACAGCTACAACCGTTAGCGGCGGCGAAGTAACTGGCGGTTTCTTCGTCGGTGGTACTGGTGGTGTTCAGATTGACCTTGGTGATGTTCGAGACCTTGGTAACTCAATTCTCGGCGGTGGCACTACAGGAACAACAACTGGTATTTACCCAGACGGTCCAGACACACTTCACATTGTCGCTACCAACATCGGTGCGGCTTCTGCGACAGTGTTTGCCCGTCTTTCATGGACGGAAGCACAGGCCTAAACATGCCAGCAATTGACTTTCCATCAGGAGCACAATCAGGCGACCTTCACGTAAGTGCTGGAAAGACATGGACCTTCAACGGTTCTGGTTGGGTTCTAGTGACAATCCCTTCAGCAATGTTTTCCGCTGGGGCTGTAGCAGGTTCGTCACTAACAGAAGACTCTGTTCCGCTCAACAGACTTTCAAATAGTGACGCTGGAAAAATTGTTATGTATAACTCGTCTGGAGTAGCCACATCAACTGCAATATCTGGTGACGTAGCGATGACTAGTGCTGGTGTTTTGACCATCGACGACGATGTCATATCAAATACCCATATTGCAAACGGTGCAGAAATAAACCCAGAAAAAATTGCTGGAACTGCAGTTGTTTTAACGGACCAAGCCGTAATAACCTCATACATGATTGAAGACGGAACTATTGTCGATGGAGATATATCCTCTGATGCTGGAATAGGCCGAAACAAGTTGTCAGAACCATTGACAAATCCGCAAGCAGCTAGCTACACATTGGTTTTAGCTGACAGAAATAAGATTGTTGAAATGGGTGTTGGCTCGGCGAACACGCTGACGGTTCCACCTGACTCGTCTGTCGTATTCCCAACAGGAACGCATATTACAGTTATTCAGACCGGTGCTGGCCAGTGCACGGTTACCCAGGGTGCAGGTGTAACAATCAATGCAACCCCTGGACGTAAGCTTCGCGCTCAGTGGTCTGGTGCTACGCTCATAAAGCGAGCAGCCGATACATGGGTGCTCATCGGAGACCTTTCGGCGTAAATCATGGAATCATTAAAGGATAGTGGTGGTAAAAAGCCAACAACACCAACAAACGTTGTTGCGACTAATACCGGTGCAGGAACAGTTGCGTCAGTGGCCTTTACTCCTTCTGATTACATTGGAAAAGACACAATAACCTATACGGCTACATCAAGCCCGGGAAGCCTTAGTGCATCAGCTTCTAGCTCGCCAATAACGGTAACTGGATTAACTGCTGGGACGACCTATACATTCACCTTGGTTGCAAGTACAAATTACGGAGTGGCTTCAGATTCAGTAACGAGCAGCTCTGTTGGTATTGGTCAAAATCCGGGTACACCGACCAGCGTCTCTGCTGCTGGCGGTAACGCGCAAGCAACTGTTACCTATACTGCTGGAGCTGCTGGAACAGGCGTAACAACCTTCACTGCCACATCCAGTCCTGGAGGAATAACTGGAACCGGTTCATCTCCAATAACCGTAACTGGTTTAACAAACGGAACCGCTTACACATTTACCGTTACGGCTGCAAATGCATTTGGTTCCTCGACTTCGGCAGCATCAAACTCTGTCACTCCAGTTGCCCCTCCTTATTTCCCTCCTTATTTTCCTCCTTTCTTTCCTCCATTTTTCCCACCTTTCTTCCCCCCTTTCTTTCCACCATTTTTCCCTCCGTTCTTTCCACCATTCTTCCCACCATTCTTCCCACCACCATTTGGACCAGGCTTTAAGTAGAAGTAGCTATGAGCCATCTTTGGGTTGTCGGGTTTGCACACTGTGGTAACGTCAGTATCCCTGGGAGTAAAAAAAAGCAGGAGCCGGACATGAAGAACCTATACGTAGAAAATTTGGAAACAATCTCGGTATACGAGTTGCGCGCTATGCGTATCCTGATAGATGCAAACTTGTTGACAGAAGAAGATATTCCAAATCCAAGCAAGAGCAAAAAATATATGCTTATTCAACAGCTTGCCAACGATATCTTTATTTCTTCAGGAAGAATAACCTTTGGCGAAGAAGAATCAACTCAACACTTATCCGAGTTGGCCTCTTAACACCCCAATGCCCAATATACAAACATAATATTTATTGAGGGCGGGTTTAAAAATGGCTTTTATGGAAGAAGTTCCAGAATTGGAAAGTTTGCCTTTTGCTGACCCATCAAACATAGTAATAAAAGAAAATTTTATAACTAAAGAACATCTTGTAAAGATACTTGACTACTGCCGTTCGGCAAAAGAATGGGAGTCTCAAAGCCAGCTTGGAAATGACAGCATTCATACTCCAGAGGCGATTGAGAAAAACTCTCCAGAAGTTTTTTCAATAATGCAAGACTATGTAGATGCTGTACAGCATGAAGTCCAGTATAAGTTCGGAAGATTTCTTGAAAGAACAAAACCAGGAATAAGAAAATGGAATCCTGGAGAAAATCAAGCCGTTCATGCGGATGGTGAAACAGCCGATGGTTGGCCTGGCTTCAACTACATAGTTGATTACGGTTCAATAATTTACCTAAATGATGACTATGAGGGTGGAGAGCTCTTCTTCCCAAAATACAAAATTCACATTAAGCCACAACCAGGAACGTTGATTTTTTTCCCATCAACAAATATGTATGCCCACGGGGTTACTGAAGTCACGGATGGGGTTAGGTACACTTCTCCGCATTTCTGGATTCCAGTAAAACATAAGATATTGATAGAGATGGCGGCCATGGATGTCCAAAAGTAAAAAACTTTATTTTCTGCATATACCAAAAACATCTGGTATCAAAATGCAATACGAATTAATTGATGCTTCATTAGGAAGTCTATCTAAAAGAGAAATAAAAGTTTACGCGCAGGACGCAAATAGGTCAGAGCATAGAGGTGATAAATTTGAGTTTGTTTTTGACCCATCGATAGCAGATTCATACGACATAATATGCGGTCACTTTGCTAGAAATCCGATTGCATTGGTGGATGATTTAATAACATTCTCCATAATAAGAGAACCATTTGAGCAGTATCTAAGTTTGGCGAAATATGCAGCAGTTCAGTCCGGAATTGATTTTACCGAAGAATTTTTAGACTCATTCCTGAATAACGATGACGAATTTAATACTCAATTTGAAGGAATTTCTGGATGCGATAACCCACAGTCTTGTTTTTTATTCTCCAAAATTGCATGCATTGAAAATGAACCCTATTTCGACTCGTATGGGGATTTAGTTGAAGCTAAGTATCAGGCTTTTTTTGTGGAGAAGCCTAAGTCTTATTCAGAATTAAGTGAAAGATTAGGCAAAATAATAATAGGCACTTTAGAAAACAGAGCT